TCTTGTTTCATGATCTGTCAAAGTTGCGTCACTTGAATCTAATCTTTTATAAATATCTGAAAAAATCTTATTGAGAAATCGAAGCCAAACCGCAGAAAGAAAACCGTTTTTTGTCACTTCTGTTCGCGTTGGTATTGGCTCCATATTTTTAATCTCTCAATAGTTCTAGTTCTAAATTTGCGCTAATTAAGTCAGCTTTTACTCTTGAAGTTATGGCAACTTTATAGACTCTATCTCTTGAGCTTCCTAGTCTTCGCCAGATAACCCTTTTTTTAAATTCGCCAGTTAAACCAAGCGAAGCTGTTTTTTCGTTGCTCCAAGTGTAGCCCCCATCATCAGACCATTGAAGAACAACGTCAGGGCTTTCTGATTCTGAGCCTTGCCCTGTTTCAACCTCTAACTGAAAAGACTTGTGAGAGATTCTCTTTGTACTCTCCGAGATATGCGGAGCGATTCTTTCTCTTCTTATTGGTTGTCCGTTATCGGTTCTTTCATCTTCATCTAGTTTATATAATTTGCCGGAAGAATAATCCCCTACAACGTGAACCCGATAAGCAAAAGAATGGAAATTAGCTAAATGTCTTGTTTGCTCACTGTTTTCTAAATATGCTCTTTCGTGCCAAAGATTCGTCGCCATATCAAAGCACCATGAAGTTTTAGCATTATCAAAATTTAAAATATAAAAAGTGTGTCCGTTTTCTTGATAGGTGTAAGCAATAGCGTTTGAAATATCACCATAGGAATTAATGGCCTCTTCGATTGCATGGGTAGAAATTCTGACAGGATTCAAGCCTTGAGAAGCGTAAACTATCCCCTGTCCTTCTTTGTCTTTTCCTAAAAATAAAGTCTGTCTTCCAACTTTTGCTATTGAAAAAGCCGAGGCTAGGCCAGTTTCTATAAAACCCCCGCCCATGCGTTCAAAAGGAAAATCAGCATTTCCTGAATTATACCAAGCTTCAATTGATGACTCTCCAAAAAGCCAAACCTCTCTATGGTTTATTGACGTTGCAATAATATTGTCAGGCAGGCCCGAAGCTTGCGCAAAATCCAAAGCATCAAAAGTTAGATCATTGAGACCCGCAATGTAAAAAACACCAGTATCAGGGTCATTAAATAAAAAATACCCGTCAATATAATTGACTGTGGTTGAACCAAGGAAGTCAGGGTCAGTTATCCTGTCAAAGCTTCGACTTGAGATTGTGTGATAATAACCATTAGCCCCGTCAACTAAACAAAGAAGCGTCCCATTGTTGGAAAAATCCACAAAGCCCGTCGAAGTTTGCAACGTGCCTAGTTTTAAGGCTGTCCAAGTACTATCAATATAATAAAGGCTATCACCACATACAACATATAAAAACCCGTTAGAGGCTACATGCTGACCCCGAATAACTCCCGCCCCTAAATCAACCAACTCAGAAAGCCCCGCTGTGCAAACAAGAGAAGCGACTTCCTGACTTTTGCCCTGACTAGACTCTGTTAATTGCGGGTAATAGTTCACGCATCTTTGCGAATCAACATTTCTATTCTTTAGTTTATAACTTGCACCGATAAAGCCGTTAAGTTTCATGCGTTAATGTCCCAATTTGTTTCTGGTAATAGAGCAGGGTCAACAGCAACCTTTACTGTCACGGTGTAATTATTTTTCTTGATATTTGCAATTGATTTTGTTGCAATTGAATAGACTTCACCCGATACGGCTTTACCATACTCAGGCGCAAGCTCTACAGCTAAATTATATCTTATTGCCCTTTCATAGCCATCACCTAAAGCCATAGGGTCAGCGAGAACGTAACCCGTAAAAGTTGCAAGATCAGTTGCAAGCCTTTTTTCTAGCTTCCAACTCTTGAGCATACCATTCAAGGCCTGAAGCCCGTCTTTTGATTCTCCCGCTGTTGGTGTCTCGCCTTCCGCAAGAACTCCCAGAAGTTTTAAAGCCGAAATAATTAACTCGAGAGCTGTCATAATTTACCTTTTATTTTTTAGAAGATTTCTTTTTCTTAGAAGCTTTCTTTTTTGTGGTCTTTTTTTCTTCCACAACTTTTAAAACTTCCTCTTTGATCTCTTCCTTAGTTTCTTCTTTTACTTTCTTAGATGGATCTTTTTTAGAAACAGGGCTTTTCTTGTAGCCTTCTGACTCTGCCTTTTTAAAAGATTCTTCGTCCTTAAAAATCTTTGCTTCTTTCGTTGCGTGATAACCCCATTTGGGAAATTCAATTTTACTCATTATTGCCTCCAAGCAAAAAAGCCCCCTTCCGAAAAAGGGAGCTAGTTTTAAATTTTAAAAATTAACTGTAAACTTTAACAGCCCATTCAGGGTGAGCTACTAGCCAACCAAAAATAATATCAAGCCGTGAAGTCCATTCATCAGTTTGTGCATCGTAATCTCTTACGAATCTGATAGAAAGACCTGATTCAGAATCAACAGCTCTTGAAGCCATGTCAACACCTCTTGGAAGTTCTAAATCTGCACAACCCAAGATGAAAGCGTCTTTGTGATAGACAAGGTTAGTTGGAGTTGAAGCACTTGCCGCACCTTTAATTGTAATGGCCGCACCGTCAGCCATGTTAGCGCTTACGTTTCTAAATGGGTCAGTTTGGTCATAAACAATAGCCGGTGAAATCGGGCAAGCCATGTCACCCGATCCGTCAGAAGCAGAATCAGCAGTCACAACAAATTGCTTCAATGAACCTGTACTTTTATGAGTCAAAGGATTAATTGAATAAACACCAGCGATTGTAAAAACATCACCTTTCTTGAGGCAGTCAGTTATTGAAAGCCCAAAACCTTTAATATTTAAAGTAGCCCCAATCTGTGAAGCTCCATCGGTAAGCGGAGTCCCTGTAAAAGCTCCAACAACATGAGTATCAATATTCTGAGCCATTGAAAACTCAAGCCCTAAAGCGTGACCCATTTTACCTTTGCGGTATTGCTCTTCACCAGTTTCGCCCATTGATAAAAGACCTGTTAAGCCTTTTACAATTCCCCTCTGCGCTCTTGGGCAAAGTAAAGCTGACCTTTCATCATCAGAAGGACAGGCCATCTCATCAAGCTTTTGTGAAGCTTCAAGATAAACATCAACGTCAGTTGGTACAGTTGCAGGCGTACCCACAGCATTATAAATAAGCTGAGCCAACTCAAGCCCTGTTGAATCAACTTTGTTTGCAAGAGCAATTGAAGCGGGCTTAATATAATTTTTTGAAAACTCTTCAATGCTTAAAGTTAATTCTTCCGAATCAAAATTAAAAGCAACATGCTTTCTATCAGAAAGAACTAAAGAGATCGTTCTATTTGTTGCGTCCTGAATAACTGCAACTTTTCCGTCTTTAGCTTCAAAAACTTGAGGTTGTCTAATTTTAATTGAGTTACCAACTTTTGCTCCCGATTTTCCAAAAGACTTATCATACTGACGATTAGCTCCTTTAGTGAATCCAAGTTGATTCTTAAAATGCATTAGTGCATCTTTTGCGATCATATCCGCAGTGATTAATGTGTTAGCCATGATTCTACCTTTTCAGCTTTACGCTGACTTTTTGCGCCTTAATGCTTCATATTCTTTTTGTGTCATGGTAGCGGATTCGTATATTGTTTTTTCTACTTTTCCGTTTCCCTTGGCTCGAGTTAGAGGCCTAGGCGCTTTAGTTGTTTGAATTTCCTTTTTGTTTAATTTTTGTTTTTCAAGTGAAAGTTCAACTTTTAAAAGTTCTTTTGCAACAGCATAGCCTTTTAAGCCGTTCACTTTTTCTAACAAGTCTATATCTTTACATAGAGTGTATAAAAGCTCTGGGGCTAGTTCTGAATTGTTTAAAAACTCAGAGGCTTCATTACTTATCTGTAGTCCTTCCTCATCAGCAAGTGCCAAAACATCATCAAAATCAGCCGTTTTTTCTCTAAACACATTCATGCTTTTTTGAAAAGACTCGACTTTCTGTTTTTGTTCTTGCTCTGCTCTTGATTCAGCTTGTTTTGACTCTCTAAGATTCAAGGCTTCATCAACTCTGTGTTGAATAATAGCGTTTTGATAATCTTCGTAATTGTCAAAATCGTCCTCATCTGGCCCGTTGTTTTGGCTTTCGGTTTTTACT